CGCCGCGACGGCACGGGTTGGCGCGTATGGCTCGCCCGTGCCACCGATTGGCTCACCCGCAAAATCACGCGCGGCCAGTACAGCCACTGCGAAATAGCCTTCAGGCTACCTGAAAACGATGCGGCCGGCGCGCCGCTGTACGAATGCCGTAGTGCCAGTATCCGCGACGGCGGGGTGCGTATGAAGGTCATGCCGCTGCCGCCGGACAAATGGGATGTTATCCCGCTGCCAGCCAGCCAGGCTATGGCCGAACGTTTGCAAAGCCTGTGGGATAACACCCGCGCCGCGCCCTATGATTTTGCCGGGGCGATAGGTTTGGCTATTGCCTGCCGCCACAGCCGCCGCCGCTGGTTTTGCTCCGAATGGTGCGCCCAGGCCATCGGCCTGCCTGAAAGCTGGCGCTTTAGTCCCAACAGCCTGCCTGCCGTGGTGTATGCCTTTATCAATCGCGGCTGCCAGCTGTAAAAAATCCCCCTAAAAACCAAAACCCTCGCCCCGTGCGCGCCAATCGCGCATGATGGGGCAGTCCGTCAACAAGGAATCCCGCCCATGACTGCTTCCCGCCACCACGGCATTACCGCCAACGAATTTACCCACGGCGTCCGTGCCATCTCCGATATTTCCACCGCCATTATCGGCATGGTTTGCACCGCCGACGATGCCGACAACGACACCTTCCCGCTTAATACGCCCATTTTCCACACCTCCGCCTACAACGTGCTGGGCAAAGCCGGTGAAAAGGGTACGCTCGCTAAATCACTCGATGCCATCGTCGACCAAGCCGACGCGCAAATCGTGATTGTGCGCGTGCCGGAATCCGACAATGCCGACACCCTGAAAGCCAACGTCATCGGCAGCGCCACCGGTGGCAACTACACCGGCCTCAAAGCTCTGCGCCGCGCCAAAGCCATCACCGGCCAAACCCCGAAAATCCTCGGCGTGCCGGAAATGGACAGTCAGGATGTGGTAACCGAGCTCGTCGGCCTCGCCCAAGCCACCCGAGCCTTTGTGTATGCCTCTGCCGGCGGCGCGGAAAACATCAGCGAAGTAACCAGCTACCGCCAAAACTTCGGCCAGCGTGAGCTCATGCTCATCGATAACGACTTCTTGGCATTCGATACTACAGCGAAAGCCAACAAGCCTGCCGCCACCATCGCCCGCGTACTCGGCGCCCGCGCCAAGCTCGACACACAAATCGGCTGGCACAAATCCATTTCCAATACCGAGATTAACGGCGTTTCCGCGCTCAAACATGGCCGCACCTTCGACCTATTGGATAAAAACTGTGATGCCAACACCCTCAACAACGCTGATGTAACCACCCTGATCCGTGAAAACGGTTTCAGGATTTGGGGCAACCGCACCTGCTCCAGCGATCCAATGCTGGCATTTGAGGTGGCAGTCCGCTCCGCACAGATTATCCAAGAAACCATTGCCAGCGCCTTCTTGTGGGCAATGGACAAGCCCATGCACCCCAGCCTGATTGAAGACATCATCATGGGCATCAACGCCAAGCTGGCCGAATACGTCAATAAAGGCTACATCCTCGGTGCTCGTGTGTTCTTGGATAAAGGCAAAGTAACCCCGCAAGCCATCCAAGCCGGCCAGTTTGCCTTTGATTACGAATGGACTTATGTGCCGCCGCTGGAAAACATGGTTTTCAACCAGCACAACACCGACACGTTCTTTGTGAATTTGGTGGACAAGGTAATCAGCTTTGCCAGCAACTTAAAAGCCACCACCATTTAAGGACAATACACTATGAAAATGCCCCGCATCCTCAAAGGATTTAACTTATTCGTCGATGGCGAAAACCAATACGGCGTCATCGTCGATGTAACCCGCCCCAAAATCGCCCGCAAAACCGAAGACTACACCCCGGGCGGCGCCATGATGGAAATGACCGTGGTGCACGGCTTTGAAAAAATGGAGCTGGAAATCACAAGCAAAGGCTACGACGCCGATATGCTGCGCTCCATGACTTCCAGCATCAACGGCAAGCTCATCCGCTACCAAGGCGCCCTGCAGCAAGAAGACGGCGGCAGCTACCAAGAGCTCAAAGGCGAAGCACGCGGCCGCATCATCGAAGCCGATCCTGGCAGCGACAAGCAGGGCGAAGGCGGCGAGCACAAATTCAAAATCGCGCTCGTCTATTGGAAAGAAACCCTCGACGGCCAAGAGATTTTGGAGCTCGATGTATTAGCCAACAAAGCCAGCTTTGGCGGCAAGGACGAACGCGCCGGCCTGCGCAAAGCACTCGGCATGATGTAAGAAGCAAAAAAGGCTGCCTGAATTTTCAGGTAGCCTGAATCAAACATCCCAAGGAAACCCCCATGAAAAGCAACCAATCCATCCAAATCAACGAAGACAACACCGTAACCGTCATTTTGAGCAACGGCGACCGCCTCACTCTGCGCGAGCCGCTGGGCAAAGACATGGACGGCCTAAGTCAAGACCTCATCAAAATCAAACACACCGACCAAGTGCAAAAGCTAATTGGCCGCATCAGTTCCCCGCAGCTAACCC